AGCAGTTCCAGTAGAAATGGAAGGGCCAGCTGAAACCCGGAGTGGCAGAAAGAAGGCAGGATACTCACGGTCTTACCGCAATGAATACAGTAATGGCGTTGTACCGGAATGGAGAAGACATCCTCATACCAGATCACATGCCGGTGATAGACACCATGAAGATGGAGCCGCCTGCGCGAATAACAATGAGGACAGCTATCGATGCGAACTTTTTTAGCGGTGTAGAATTCGGTGATATAATCCAGTGGGTGGTCAGAAAAGTGTTCCAGATGAACCATGGTTTGTGCTTCCTTAAAGTGCTTAATGATTAATCATTATACCATAGTTGAAAAGCTCGGTTTAGCCGAAATAATTTGATTAAATCAAGACTGTTTTGACACTTATAATTTGACAATTAACAAGACAATGGGAATGATATCCTGGCCGTTAAAGAGTTGCTTGGACATAGTTCGATTGAGGAAACGAAACTCTATCTCGGGTTGGATCGTGACCTGTATCATCGTTATTCAAAAGCCCTCAATGATTTCGTCAAAGTGAATAAGGGATAAGCTTTTTTTATTTTTTTAGATTCGAATGTTTAATAAATGATTGCATAAACATTGGGAGATTTATTATTGCTTATTATAGTAAGTAGAGAATTGAAAAAGCGAATGTGTGATTCACTAAGAAAATAAAACATTCAAAGTAAAATATCAAAAATAAGTGTAATCTGGTTATATTAATTTCATTTATTGCAATTGACTAAATTTAAATGTATAATGAATAAAATTTAAAATGGAGAGTGAGTAATATGGCAGCAATAAATGAAATTGAAAAACCGTGTGAAAATGAGAAAAAAAAGAAGACTTGTTTCATTATTACGCCAGTAGGAGGAAATGATTCGGAAATAAGAAGACATGCGAAAGGTGTTATTGAAGAAGTTATAATACCTGTTTTAGAATCATGTGGTTTTGAGAAACCAGTTCCGATCTACGAAAATTGTATTTCTGGTTCACTTGTAAAAACAATTGTAAGAAGTATATATGAAGCTGATCTTGTTATTGCAAATTTGACTCAACAGAATCCTAATGTAATGTATGAAGTGGCGTTGAGACACTCAGTTGCAAAACCAATAATTCATATATCGAGTGAGGTAGAAAATCTTCCTTTTGATATAAACTCTTACAATACTATTGATTATAGGGACGATATGTTAGGTGCAAATGTTTTAAAAGAAAAACTTAAGAACTCGATTGATGCAATTAATTTTGAAAACCCCGTTATCAGTAATCCAATTATTGATAATATTGCAGAAAGAGTTATTAAGGATATACCTAAAGAAGAAGTTGAATATATAAAGGTTTTTGAGGAATTAGCGAATTCTGTTCAATTTCTTAATAGGAAAATTGATAGCTTAGCAAAAAACAACGATGATAGATATGAAGCTAATTTAAAGAACTCAAGTATGTCCGAATTTTTAACTATAAGATTTAATGATATTCGCAATTTTGATATTGATTATTTTCAAAACAGAATAAAAGATATTTGCCCAGTTAAGACGAATGTTGGGGTAAATGTAAAAAGAAATATTATAACGGTAAAATATCCTGCAGCAATGTCCCATCAACATTTAAATCAAGTCGTCATAAGTATATTGGATGAGATGGAGACTAATGATTACGAAATATTAGGAAAGTATTTACTTTGATAATGGCATCTTAGGGTGTCTTTTTTATTAATTAAAATAATAAACACCTATTATGGATAGATTGAATTAAAATTAAGTACTAATAATTAAAATGTGATCTTATTTAAAAAATTTAATAAGTATATGGTCAATGATATGCCTATAAAGAAATACTGCAGTTATACAGGATGCCGGGTGCTGCTGGATGAAGATGTGAAGTACTGTGACAGACATCAGAAGCAGACCCGAGATCACAAAGCTTCACGAGACCGTGAGTACAAACGGAACAGGTCTGATCATAAAGAGCAGGACTTCTATCGAGGGCAAGCATGGTTGAATGCCAGGGATGGTTCCATGTCCTATTACTTTGGCATTGATATCTTTGAATATTATACAACCGGTTTGATCGTTGAAGCTGCTACGGTTCACCATATCATGCCAATTAAAGAAGAATGGTCTAAAAGGTATGATACAAACAATCTTATTCCTCTGACAGAAAAAAGCCATCAATATGTTCACAATGAGTATAGAAAGGGCAATAAAAAACAAATGCAGGATATTTTATTTGAAATGAAAATTCAATTTTTCATGGACTTCAGGGTGGGGGTACAAAAAACTTTTTAACCCCTTTGACGGTCGCGATGTCTAAAATGGGAGGAACGAAAATGTAAAATTTTAGGGTAAGGGGGGGTCTGAGTGAAGAAAACTGCACCGGTATGGATGAATGATCAGGCAAAAAAAGAATGGCGCAGGGTGATAAAGCTGATTATTGAAGAAGAAAAAGAGCTCGAAGAAAAAGATTTTAAGACGCTGGAAACCTACTGTGTCAATTATGCGAAATGGCTTAAGTGTGAGGAAATTCTGGATCATCAAGGTTTAACATTTGAAACTCCAAACGGATATGTGCAACAACGGCCGGAAGTTTCAATTGGAAATAAAGCCCAGGAGCGATTATTGGCAGCAGCTAAAGAACTTGGTCTCACCCCTGCAGCAAGAGCCCGAATGAATCGCAATAAAATCTATGAAAAAGAAGAAGAGTTCGATACTGAACTTGAAGATATGATCAGCGATGGCACTTAAAAAATGGATTGTCGATAAAATTGAAGATCTCAAATTAAAATGGAATGATGAAGAATATTTTTTCGATGAAGAAGAAGCCGAAAAGATCTGGCGGTTTATCGGAAAATTGAAGAACGATAAAGGAACATCATCCCGGTTTGAAATTATCGGGTTTCAATTTGAAATCATTACCGAGATCCTGTGTGTGAAAGACCGGGAATGCCGAAGAAGAAAACACCGGGAAGTCCATATAAATATGGCCAGGAAAAATGGAAAATCATTTATCATTGCCATCATCATTACTTATTTATTCTTTTGCCAACCTAAGATCAGGGGGGCAATTTTTATTTTAACCGCAAACGACGTAAAGCAGGCCGGAGAATTATTTGACACGGTCTGTTATTTTATTGAGACTAACAGAACCCTCCGGAAGCATTGCCATTTCGTGAAATCGAAACGGCTTGTGATCCGGAATAAAACCAGAAATAAATTGATGGTGCTGTCCAGTGATGCATCCGGGGCCGATTCCTATTCTGATTATGTGGCCTGTCTGGATGAGATCCATGAAAGCAAGGATGACATGATGTATGGGAAGCTGGGAACCGGCCAGGGGGCCTGGAATGATCCGCTGCTCATTACCATCACCACGGCCAGTTCCGGAGAGGATGAAAAGAATCTGGAACAGCAGCTCTACACTCGATGTAAAAAAATAGAGATGGAAGGGCTTAATGATCCAACCTTTTATTACCGGATCTATGAAGCCGACAAAGGGTGCGATATTGAGGATCAGCGCCAATGGGAAAAGGCAAACCCCGGGATTGATGTTTTCCGGAGCCGGAAAGATATTGAGGTTATGGCAAAAAAAGCCAAACTGATGCCGTTGCAGGAAAACATGTTCCGGAGAATGTTTTTAATCCAGCATGTGGCCCTTGATGGAGAAAAGGGAGCCATCAACATGGATCTCTGGGATAACTGCACAAAAGAAATAGAATTCGACTCTTTAAAAGGATTATCCTGCTGGAATGGACTTGACTTATCATCAAAATACGATGTGACCGCCTTTATTCAGGTGTTCTATGATGAGCTGATGGATAAATTTATTATCTGGCCACACTTGTTTACACCGAAAGATACGGTGATGAAACGGGAAGAAGAGGAGAAAATCCCATACTCTAAGTGGATCAAGCAGGGTGATCTGATTGCGTTGCCAGGGAAATATATCAATTTTGAACTATTGATGGACTATGTTTATGAGCTGGAAAAAGACTTTGAGTTTAAAGAATCCGGTTTTGACCGCTGGGGCTCTCCGACGATATTAAATCGCCTGGAAGAAAAATGGGACATCGTGCCCATGGGCCAGGGCATGCAGACCATGACACCGATTATTAATGATTTTGAATGCATGCTCATCGATGAGAGGATGATTATTGCCGATAATGAATGTTTTCGATTTATGGCCAAAAACTGTGTTGCGGTTTTTGATGATGCCATGAACGTGAAGTATTCCAAAAAGAAAAGCCGGTTTAAGATTGATGGGATTGTCGGAATGCTGATGGGGTTATGCCTGGCCATTGATGCTAATAAGATTAATCACTATGATATGCTGGGAGCCCTGGACAAACTGGAAAGGATGTGAGGAAGTTTAAAAAGATTATTGTTGCCGAATTACTGATTGTTTTGGCCGGTTTGATTTTTATAGGAACAACGTTTGTAATCAATGCCTATGCAGGCTGTTATCTGCTGGGTGTTTTTTTATTGCTGTACGGAATCAGCATGGTATGGAAGGGAGGGGGTGACTAAATGTGATCACTAAATTCTTTGAAAAAAGAGAAACAGCCAGCTATTCCGATGTGGAGCTGGCAATGTTGAAAGCCTTTGGTATTGATGCGGATGGTTACCAAACCGAAGAGGCGTTAAAAGAAGCGACCTATTTTACCTGTATCAAACTGCTAAGTGAATCGGTGGCAAAGGTGCCATTGTACCTGGTCAAAGAGACAGAAGTTGGGAATGTCAGGCAAAATAAGGAAAAGCTGTTTCAGATTTTGTCATTACGGCCAAATCCGTACATGACAGCCATCGACTTTTGGCGGGCGCTGGAAATAAACCGGCACCATCTTGGCCATGGATGTGCCTTTATCGAAAAAGACAGGCAGGGAAATATCATCAATCTATGGCCAATTGAGCTTAAGAATTTAACCATTGATAATGCCGGTCTGATTTCATCCCGGATGAAAAACAAAGTGCTGGTCACTTATACCGAGATCGGGAACAATACGGAGCAATACTGTCTGTATGAGGATATTATCCACCTCAAATCATTTTCGAGCAACGGCATAAACAGCCGGGCGAACCGGGAAATGATGCAGAAAACAATCGACACCGCCAGTAAAAGCCAGAAATATTTGAATGATCTGTATAAAAACGGTTTGACCAACAAGGCCATTGTGCAGCTGACATCTGATAACAAGGAAGAAAAGTTTCTCAGAACCGTTCAGGAAAAGTTTGACCGGCTCTATTCAAACACCGGGCGTATTTTTACGGTACCGGCCGGGTATAATGTCAGCACCATGAATTTAACCCTGGCCGATGCCCAATTTGAACAGATCCGACGGATGTCAATCAGTCAGATTGCTTCCAGTTTTGGAATTAAAATGTTTCAGCTCAATGATCTGAAGGATACCAATAATAACAGCCTGGAACAGCAGCAGCTATCTTTTTTAGTGGATACGCTGCTTATTTTATTTGAATCCATTGAGCAGGAAGCAGACTGGAAGCTTTTAAGAGAAGATCAGCGGTCATCCGGGCAGAAATGCCGGTTTAATACCAGTGTGATGCTCCGGACAACGGCGCAAACCCAGGCCGATATCCTGACAAAATATGTAACCGCTGGTATTTATACCCCCAATGAAGCACGGCTCATGACCCAGATGATGGCAAAAGATGGCGCTGATGAGCTGGTGGTGAATTCCGGGGTGATGAAATTAAAAGACCTTGGCAAAGATATTGCCGGAAAGGGGGTGAAATAATGCCAGAGAAAAAACAGACCATGGAACAGAGAACCACCAATGGCATTGAGATTCGGGCAAAGAGTGGTGAAGGTGAAGATCAGAAAACCATCGGTGGTTATGCCCTTCGGTATAATCAACCAACCCGGATTATTGACTGGTGGGGTGATGAATTTCTGGAAGAGTTTGCCCGGGGCGCTTTTGATGAGTCAATCCAGCAGAGGACTGTTAAAGCGTTGTGGAATCATGATACGTCTAGTCCGCTAGGATCAACCAAAAGCGGAACCCTTCGATTTAATGACGATGCCGAGGGGCTCAATTATGATGTCGATCTTCCCGGGAATACCTGGGGAACCGATGCCTATGAATCTGTGATGCGGGGCGATGTGGATGGATCGAGTTTTGGATTTTTTACCAAAGAGGAAAAATGGAGTGTTGTGGATTATGAAGGAAAGAAAATTGATAAACGCACCATTACCCGGGCAGAGCTGATTGAAGTCAGTCCCTGTACCTTCCCGGCATATGAAAGCAGTGAAATCAAAGTTAGAAGCTTTGAAGCGCTTAAAGAAGAGAAGAACAAGCCAGATCAGAAAAATATCGAAATGGAGCGGTTCAGAACCGAAATTTTAATGAATTTATAGGAGTATGAAAGAATGAAAGATCAATTACTAAAAATGTTGAATGCAAAAAAAGAAATGCGTCAGGCATTAGGGAAAAAAGCGGAAACGGCTGAAACAGCAGAGGAATTACGAGGGATTAACAGCCAGATTTCGGCATTGGCCAATGAAATTGAAACCATTGAGGATTTAATCAAGGTTGCCGATGAACGGGAAAAAGAGCTGCAGAACCGGGAAAAACATGTGCTGCTATCCCAGGGAAAACAGGAAGACCGGGATCAGAAAGAATATCGTGCCATTGCCAAGATTCTGACTAAGGCGGACATGACACCCGAGGAAAGAGCCCTGGTCACGGTGGCCGATAATGAAGCAATTTTACCGGAAGGGTTTGTTAATCAGCTGCAGCTCCTGAGAAAAGGATTCCCGTCATTAAAACCATATTGCCACATCATTCCGGTAACCAACCACACCGGGAAAATGCCATTTGCGACGATTGGTACAAATAAATTATCAAAACTGGTATCCGGTCAAGCGATTCCGGAAGCATCAAAGGCGACTCAAAGCATTGATTATTCGGTGGATGATTACGGGAAAATTATCCCAGTTGAAAACAGCCTGACAGAAGATGAAGTGGTGGGACTCATTCAAAATGTCATTACCCCGGAGTTTGCCGAAGCGTCGGTATTAACAGAGAATGATGAAATCCTGGCTGTCATTAAAGCCAATGCGACTGATATTACCACTGCAGCAAGCTACGAAGATATTGAGGGTGCCATTAACGGCGTACTTCCTTCACTTCGTTATGGTATTGTAACCATCACCAATCTGACCGGATATGTCTATTTAAAAGGCGTAAAAGATAATGAGGGCAGAAGCCTGGAACTGGTAAAAACGCTGTCGAATGGGACAGAAGTATTCAACGGAAAACCATTGATTGTGCTGGATGATGCCGATGTGGCACCAACAACCCCAGGGGAGTTAATTTTCTATGTGGTCAATATGTGGGCATTGGTCAAGTTTTTTGACCGTAAAGCCTATGCCATCAGTTCTTCGGAGCATGCGTTGTTCGGTTATAATCAAACCGCTATCCGGGTGCTGGAACGTTTTGATGTGGCCAAACTGGATGACCGGGCCTGCAAAAAACTGGAATTTGCAAAGCCAGCTTAAGCGTGAGGGGATAATGAATGGATTTAGCAAGCGGAAAGATAAGTCTCCAGGAGGTTAAAGATTACCTCCGGATTGATTACGATGACGATGATGATTATATCAGTGATCTGATTGATGTATCTGATTTTTACATTGATAAAGCGGTAGGATCATCTTATAAAAGTTTCCCGGCCTATGAAAAAATCGGGATTCTGGTACAAAAGAAAATCATTAAGGATATGTATGATGAACGATCAACAACCGTTTCAGAACAGACAAGGCAGTCAACCATTGTAACCACGATCTTTGAACATTTGGAGAGTGCACAATGGGAAACGTAAAAATTAAAATTATGAAGGAAGTGGATGGAGGACGTGTCAACGGGCGACCGGTTGATGCGCCTCCTGTTTTATTTCGGGAATGCTGGGCAGAGCCGATCAGCTTAAAAGGTGCTGAACTTTATAACAGCATCAATGCAAAATTGACCAATACCATTATTTTTAAGGTTCGCTATTGTAAAAAAATGGAAGATCTCTGGAATTTCAAGGGCTTTCATGTGATTTTCAAAGAGAGCAAATACCGGATCTATGACATTGACTTCACCAGGAACGACAAAAAATTTATAGAGATCAGATGTGAGGCGGTGAAATAATGGCAAGCAGTATTTATATGTCCTTTGAAGGACTTGAAGAAATAAAGAAAAAACTGTGGGAAGCATCATCAGAAGAATCACTCAAACAGATCAATCAGAAGATCATCAAAGCTGGGCAGGAACATGGGAAGTCAATCATTGCCAGGAAAATGCCGAAATCGGACAATCTGGAAAAGTCAGGGCCCAAAAGAGGTGGATTCAGAACTGTTCCGGGGCAACATTCGATTGATGCGATTCCGGTGGATGGCTTGAAATCGTCCAATGATCAGGTATTTGGATTTATTGGTTGGCGACCAGCCAATAATGACGAAAACTTTTATGCAAAATTCTTTGAAGAAGGCGTGGATCAGCACTTTGCCGAAAAAAATCATGAGCGCCCGGTACCAAGTGTAAGGAAATTAGGCTTATTTGGAAAGGCAAGTAAAGAAGTAGCTTCTTTTATAAGTGAAATGGGATTGGTTGAATACCAGAAAAAGCTGGAGGAGGTGTTTGGCAGTGATCATCAGTGATTTAGTCTATGAAGCGCTTCAAAGCCTGGATAACGTCTATCAGAGCACATATTTGAAGGATTTGGATGTAACCTATGTGGTATTTAATGAGGTAGCTGAGTATCCGGAGTTTTATTCAGATGGATCTGTGGAAGGTACCGGACATGATCTGGAGCTCCATATATTGGGGAAGATTGAAACAGACGCGCACCGTTATAAAGACGAAATAAAAAGCAATCTGATTTCCGCCGGCTTTGACTGGAAGGGAAATGTTAATGAATTCATTCAGGAAATTGAATATTTTCACATACAATTAAATTTTTATTATTTGGAGGAAAATGAAGAACTATGAAATCACGATCAAGATTTTTATACAACGTTCATGTTGCAGAAGTGACGAAAAACGATGATTCGACCTATACGGTTGGAACGCCGGTATTTGTATCCGGAGCTATTAAAGGGAAAGTAACCGATAATTATGCTAGTGAAGATTTGTATTCGAATAACATGCTGGAAGAGGTTATCAATGATTATACCAGTACAGAAATGAACTTTGAGTTCAATGCGCTTTCGCCATCAGAACAGGCGTTACTGTTTGGCCACATCAACAAAGAGGGATATCTGATTAAAACGGCCCAGGATGAGTCTAAAGAAGTGGCTTTTGGGTTTGCTTCAGAACGTACCGGCGGGAAAATGGAATTGACCTGGTATTACTGTGGAAAATTCTCCAATTCCGAAGGTGACGAATACGAAACCAAAGGAGAAAAAACGCCGACAAAGACAAAATCCATCAAAGGTAAATTTTACCAGCGGCGTAAACCAACAGTCATTGATGGGAAAAGCAAGAATCTAATCAGTACAACGGTCAGTGAGGAGGCATTAACCGTAACCGATACAAATGCACTGGCCGCCTTGGATGACTGGTTTACAGCAGTTCAGGAACCAACCTTTGCGGTTTAAGGTGATTACTGATGAATGTTACATTAATTATTAATGATAAAGAGTATGTCCTGAAAAAGCTGTCACCGAAAAAATACAAACGATTTAGAGATATGCTTGGTAAAGTTGGTGACATGGATCTTTTCGGGGCTAATAACTATACCGATGAGGCGCTGGATGAGGTATTCATGGTGGTCTCCAATTTATTCAATGGGGAATTGTCGGTTGAGGAGATTGATGAAAATGCAGATATCACCGATCTGATTGCTTTTGTCCGTGAAGTTCAGTTTGACATTGAAAAAGGAGCTGCTGATCGGATCAACAAAATGTATCAGGATTTTTTTCAAAAAAGCGCCGAAGCTTTAGCGCAAAAAATCTCAAACAATTCATAGAAGAAAAAAGAATACCAGAATTTTATAAAGAGAGAACCGCCATTGATGTGATTATAAATGAGCGGTTCTTTTATTATTGTCTGAAAAATTTAAAAGAAAAGCAGGATGAATTGGGAGAATTCATTGGTGCCGAAAAAGAATACAGCCCCATGAAGCAGGCCCTGAAAGAAAAAGGGCTCATTAAAGAGGCTGATCACAAAGAAGAACTGATTTATGAGATCTACCAGGTTGTTTATTTTGCTGTTGAGCAATTAAACTGCTCTTTTTTTGAGGCATGGAATGGGGATTACATTGACATCTATGAAGCATTGATTTTCAAAATTAAAAACGGAGGTGATGACTAATGGCAAGCGCAACCCTGAGAGTTGGAGCTGATATTTCGGAATTTCAAAAAGCCACCAGGCAAATGAATGAAGAAATGAAGACACTGGATTCAGCAATGAAAGCTTCAGCTTCTGCAGCAGAATTGGCAGATGATAAGTTAAAAGGGCTCAAAGATCAGCAGTCATTGCTGGCCGAAAAAGTGAAAATTGCTTCTGATGCGGTTCAGAATCAAAAGAATTATATTGATACTCTGGCAGAAAAACAGGAAAAACTTAAAACTAGACAATCAGAGCTGATAACAAAAATTGCTGAATCAACCGAAAAATGGGAAGCAGCAAAATCCCAGTATGGAAAAAATAGTGATGAAGCCAAAAAACTGGCTGATGAGCTTGCAAAGCTGGAGAAACAGCAGAAAAACAATGATAATGCCATTGATTCAAACATCGGTAAAATCAATGTTGCAAATAGAAAGCTTTCAGATAATGAAACGCAGCTGAACAAAACGGAAAAAGCCCTTAAGGATGTTTCCAAAGAAATCAATTCGTTCAAATTAAATGAATTTTCAAACAAGCTCGATACTGCAGGAACCAAGATGCGGGATATCGGCGGGATGCTCTCTTTAGGTGTTACTGCACCAATTGTTGCAGCTGGAACGGCCATGGTAAAGCTGGCATCTGACTACAATGAGTCATTCAATAAGGTTAGTGTGGCCTTTGGGGATAATGCTTCCGAAGTTATTGGATGGTCAGAAACGACACTGGGTCAATTTGGTATTGCAAGCGGTTCGGCGCTTGATATGGCAGCGTTATTTGGTGACATGGGAACCGCAATGGGATTGTCAACCGGTGAAGCATCAAAAATGTCAATGAGTTTGACCGGACTAGCAGGGGATCTGGCCAGCTTTAAAAATATCGGAATTGATCAGGCTCAGGATGCGTTAAAGGGTGTTTTCACCGGAGAGGGTGAAGCATTAAAAACACTTGGTATTGTCATGCAGGATTCAACACTCGAAGCCTATGCACTTGCAAATGGATACAGCAAAACCTATGATGAAATGTCTCAGGCTGAAAAAGTGGCTTTACGCTATGCATTTGTGATGGATGCTACAAAAAACAGTCAGGGAGATTTTGCAAGAACGTCTGATGGCACAGCAAACAGTTTGCGAACCTTTCAGGAGGCAATGAAAGAACTGGGCGCTGAATTTGGTCAGAATATTCTGCCAGTCTTAACACCTTTCATTCAAAAATTGACAGAAATGGCAAAGGGATTTGGAGATTTGCCACCACAAGCACAGCAAGCGATTGTGGGGATTGGTGGTATTGCTGCAGCTATTGGACCATTGCTGATGGTGTTTGGTGGAATGGCAGGAGGTTTATCAAATATTCTGGGATTGCTGGGTTCATCTGGCTTAATGGGTGGAATGAGTGGCGCAGCCGGAGCGACCGGGGGATTGTCAGCCGCATTTACCGCATTAACCGGACCGGTAGGTATTGCGGTGGCAGCCATCGCAGCCATTGGCGCTGTAATTGCCGGAGCCTGGCAGAATTCAGAAGTATTTCGAAATTCCGTGGGATCAGCATTTGAATCAGTAAAAACGACCATACAGGATGCCTTTGCCAGGATCAGTGAAGCAATGGGCCCGGCTTTAGCATCATTCCAGGGATTTTCAGCCGATTTATCACCGATTCTACAGCAAATTGGGGACTTCCTGGGAAATAATATTGTTCCGATTGTTAAAAGCTTTTTTGAAAACTTCATCAATGGCTTTGCGAATGTGATTGTAGCCATTGCGCCATTTATCGAAGGGTTAGGAAATTTACTGGCCTTTATCGGTAATTTTGTTGGAGCTGTCTTTTCCCTGTTTAATGGAGATTGGGCATCGGCCTGGACATTTGCTCAGGCTATGGGCCAAAGTTTTGTTGATTTTCTGGGGAATGCACTGTCAGGAATGCAGAACATGTTTTTTCTGGTATTTGGCAATCTGATTACTAAAATTCAGGAAACATGGACAAATATTCAAACATCCACAACCGAAGCATGGAATGCGGTCACAGCGTTTTTAAAAGAATCATGTGATGCTATTTATAACAATACCATTGGAAAAATAACTGAAACGGCCAAGGGCGTTGCTGATAAATGGCAGGAAACAAAGATTGATTCACAGCAGAAGTGGAATGACATAAAGCAGGATCTAGCCACCAAGTGGAATGAAATATATGCCAATGTGACAGAAAAAGTAAAAGCAACCACCATGGATGTCGCTCAAAAATGGGAAGAAGCGAAACTTGATGCGGATATGAAGTGGAGTGATATCAGAGAAAATCTAAGAACTAAGGTTGGTGAAATTTATGAGAATACCATTGGAAAAGCTCAAAACATCCTGGAAGATCTGGCGTTAAAATGGGAAAAAATCAGATCTGATGCCGGAACAAAATGGGATGAGATAAAGCAGCGTATTTCTAGTGCGGTTTCAGGATTGCCGGATGAACTCAAAGCGATTGCAATGGGAATGATCAATAAAATGGTGGAAGGGATTACCGAAACTGCAAGTAATGTTTACGATGCGGTTACGGGACTGGTAAACCAGGTTATTACCAAATTTAAAGAAGGGTTCGGAATCAATTCACCGTCAAAAGTATTAAAAGAAATCGGTCAATTTATGGTCCAGGGCTTGATCAATGGCTTATCTGGAGATAACTTGATGGCTTTTGTCAATAATATTGTTGATCAGATCAAAACCGCATTTTCTAATGGTGCACTTAATGTCGGTAATATTATGGCTACGCTTGGCAGTTCCGCAATGGATTTCCTGTCAAAGCTTGGAATAAACATGGGTGGATTAGGCTTTAGTGCTGCGGGTTTAAACGGAAAAGTTTGGGGTTCGCCAACTGGATCAAGTGTTTTTAATGAAAATTTTGCCTGGGATGAGGACTTCGGGGATCGGGCTGGATCAGTAGGGAGCCAGTATCATGAAGGTTTAGACTTTAATGATACAGTCGGAGAAGGATCACCGCTTTATGCAATTCAAAATGGTATGGTTTCATCTGCTGGATATAATGGCGGATATGGAAATCAGGTCATCATTGATTTTGGTAATGGAATTGCAGCATCTTATTCCCATTTGGATAGTATCGGGGTTGAAGCAGGGCAAAGTGTGGTAATGGGTCAATACATTGGTTCAGTGGGAAACACGGGGGCATCCTATGGGGCCCATCTGCATTTCGGTTTATTAATCAATGGTGAATATGTTGATCCAATGATGCTATGGTCAGGGGCAAGTTATGATGTTGGTTCCAGATATGTTCCAGAAGATATGATTGCCAAGATCCACAAAGGAGAAGCGATTATTCCGGCCAAAGAAAACCCGTATGCAAATAGTGGTGGGCCTGTCTTGCCACAATCAAAAATTGAGTTTACTCAGAATAATTATAGTCCCAAAGAACTGAGCCCGTCTGAATCAGCACGATATGCCAAACGTGGGCTTCAGGAATTGGGATTGATGATGGGGTAAAGGAGTTGAGATAACTGAAAACACTGAAATATAGAAACAGCCTGGGAGAAGAGGTGATTTTTACAAACGCTGCTCCTTTTTGGTTAAAAGATTTTTCGCAGAATACAGGAGTCGTGAATTATACCAATAAAGGCTCCGGACAGGATGGAAATACTTTTTTAGGAAATACGCTTGATGATAGTGATATTACCTTAAAATTGTCCATCAGAGGCAGCGAAAAGAGCGAATTTGAACAACTCAAAGCAAAATTAAGAAGAGTTTTTAATCCAAAGTTTGGTAAAGGGTCACTTATTCATAATAATGGGGAAAAAGACTTGGAAATAATGTGCGTACCGGCAAAAGTTCCGTTCATAGTCAATAAGAGCGATCGGAGAGGTGAATGTATTATTTCTTTGGTGGCAAATAGTCCGTACTGGATGGATATGAACCAGACAAAAGAAGAAATTGCCATGTGGGTTGGCGACTTTGAATTTGATTTTTTTAACGGTCTGCAGATCCCAGAAGAGGGAATCATCATGGGCCACCGGGAACTCAGTCTGATTGTTAATTGTCCCAACGATGGCGACGGTGAAGCTGGTATGATCATTGAATTCCGGGCTTTAGCCACGCTCACAAATCCGTCGCTCCGGAACGTCAACACTCAAGAGTATGTCAAAATTAATAAAACCATGGTCGCCGGAGAGATCATCCGGGTAAATACGCATTTCGCTGAAGAGGATGTCGAAATGGAATTAGACGGGGTGACAACGAACGCATTTAATTACATCGATGAAGACATGACCTTCCTGAAGCTTTACCAGGGCGACAACCTATTTCGGTATGATGCAGAAACCGGCCTGGATAACCTGGTCGTAAATATCTACCAGCAAAATAAATATCTGGGGGTGTAGTATGGATCTTTATGTAACAGACAGAAGCTTTAATAAACTGGGTACCATCAACAACCGGACATCGCTCCGGTGGGTGCGCCGGTACCGGAAAACCGGAGAGTTTGAAATCCATTGTCCGGCGACCACACAGAACATAGAAAAGCTGCAGCGAGGTAATGTCATCATCAAGCCCGGTGATCCAGAAGCCGGTTTTATCTCATACCGCAATTTACAGGAAGACAATGAAGGAAAAGAGCTGCTTGTTGTTAAAGGGCAGTTTTTAACTGGATACATGAATCGGCGGATCATCTGGGGGATAGAAATCATAAATGGTCTGGTGGAAGTGGCCATGCGGACGCTGGTCACAAAAAACACCATCAGCCCCACGAATACCGACAGAATCATTGCCGGGTTATCCCTGGGGGCGCTGATGAACTATACCGAAACAGCCAATTACCAGACATCTTATGCAAATTTGACAGACGAACTTGAAAATCTGAGCAACCTGTCAGATATTGGGTTTCGTGTTCGATACGACGGATCTACAAAATCCATGGTGTTTGAAACTTATAAAGGACTGGATCGGACCGCCGGGCAGAGCGTTAATCCCCGGTGCATTTTCAGCAAAGATTATAACAACGTGGAAAAACAGGAGTTTACCGAAAGCGACGGTAATTACCGGAATGTTTGCCTGGTGGGTGGAATTGGAGAAGGAACAGACAGAAAATTTACAACTGTTGGCAGCGCAGCCGGTCTGGATCGGTACGAAGTGTTTTCAGATCAGAAGAGCCTGAGCAATGTTGTGAATAGCGTAACGCTGACCGATGCAGAATACCAGGCGCTGCTTCAGGGCAAGGGAAGTGAAGTTCTCACCCAGAATAAAAAGATCTGTGTTTTTGACAGTTCCATTGATAAGAATGCGAACCGGAAATACAAAGAGGATTATGATCTGGGGGATATCGTGACAAACATCAATAAAAAATGGGGTGTCAAGCTAGATACCAGGATCGAGGAAGTGGAAGAGGTCTATGAGGATGGAAACGAAAAAATTAATGTGGTGTTTGGTGATGAAGCACCGACATTGATAGACAAGATAAAACAATTAAGAAAGGGGTGATCAAATGGCAGAATACAGCGGTTTTTTTCCGTCGTATAATGGCGACAGAAGGTATTTCACAAGTTTTTTTGCCGAGTATTTTTCAGATTTCATCAGCAACGGGATTTATCCCAATCCATCAACTCAGTGCCAGGTATTGGCCAATAACGACATGACAGTAACGCTAAAGCCTGGGAATGCCTATATCAATGGATATCGGTACAAAAATGATAGTGATAAAAGTTTAACCATTGAAACGGCGGACGGTGTTTTAAAACGGATTGACCGGATTGTATTGCGGTACACGGTGTTAGATCGGGAAATAAAATCGTATGTGAAAAAGGGGGCATTTGCCAGTACGCCAGTGGCTCCAAGTCTGCAGCGTGATGCAGATATGTGGGAGCTGGGTGTTGCGGATATTTATGTTTCAAATGGGGCTGTGAGTATTTCCCAGGCAAATATTACTGATTTAAGATTAAACAATAATTATTGTGGGATTGTGCATGGAGTGATAGATCAGGTTGACACTACTACAATTTTCAATCAATTTCAGGCGTGGTATTTGGAGAGGACGAACCAGGCAACAACGGATATTGCAACGATGCTTTCAGCTTTTCAAAGCAGTTTCAATGCTTGGTTTGCGAATATACAGGATATTCTGGATGAAAATACTGCGGGGAATTTACTTAATCTGATTAATGATCTGATTGCACGAATGACTGCAGCTGAAACAGCAATTGAAAATCATACAGCGGATATTGCGGCTCTCGATGCACGACTTGACCTTAAGGAACGGTTATTAACTTCGACTATTCCAACAAATGGATGGAGTGGGACTACACCTTATACAATTGCAATCACGGTACCGGGTTTGACTGACTCGCGGCCAGATATCAATCCGATTCTTTCAGCAACGCTGGCTACTGCTCGGTTGGAAAAAGAGGCATGGAATACAATCGGATATATTGATTGTACAGCCAACACGATGACGGTAACCTGTCTGGAAGAAATCCCGACAACAGCTATTAATGTAGAATTGGTAGGTGGATGATATGGGTAGAGCAAGATTAAACGGACAGAGTGGTGGGGCGAAAATAAATGGTATTATTAAAGAATACCTTGTCCAAGCCGGAAATACAATTTCAGCAGGTGATTTTGTTGAATTTCTTAGAAGTATATCACTTGGAACTGCGAATAACCCCCTTGGTAATTTTTCTGCCTATCAGATTAGGGCAGCTAAATTAACAGACACAGAAGTAATAATTTGCTACCGAAAGGGAAGCGATGGAGTTTGTTATGCATCAGTGTTAAATATTGCTGGAACAACAATAACTCAAATTATTACCCCTGTTAATATCAGTGGATCACAAATAGATTCCGAATTAAAACTTAAACGATTATCGGATACCACTGCTATTATTGCATACACTGTGAGCAGTAACACAGTTAAAACGCTAAAAATAGTTAGTTTTAACGGAGCTTCATTGAGCTTAGGAAGTGCCTATAATATTGGAGTTGCGCCGCTGGATATGATTGTTTTAAGTGGCTCAACATTATTGTTTACTTATTGTTGGGGTTCACAGTGTTTTGCTACGATATTGACATTTTCAGGGACAAGCATAACAGCAAGAGGAACGGACATAATGTTTTTTAATGGTTACTCAGCGTCAATATTTTTTAGACAGAGAGCTGACGGTACTATCGTTGTCGGATTCGATGCATCTAATTATATCGGATTTGCTGTGTTTACAATATCGGGAACTACGATAAGTGCTGGAAATGTAGTATTGACGCCTTATGTAGGCACATCAAATATTTATGTTTGGTTCGTATCCGACATACGCGCATGTGCACTGTATCTTGATAATACAAATCCAGCTTCAATCAAGTTTTACAATGTAAGTATTAATGGAAATACGATTACAATTGACACCACTTTTCGATTTTTAGGTAACTTTTCTGCATTTTACTTTGTCAGTATTACAAATCTGTCTAGCACAAAATCAATTATGACATTTGCAAGTGGTACAAACCCGTTTTATCACAATGTAATGGTTCTGAATCTTGTTGGAGAAAATATCATTCCAGAAACTCGTTATATCACTTACAGTCAAAACGTATGGGAAAGTCCTCCACCTGTATTTTTAGGGACAAAAAAAATGTTCAATATATACGGCGATGGAGGTTACTATATTGTGAGCAGAATTTTAAATATTTTAGAAAGTGTGAGAAAAAGCTCATTATCAGAGGGGATACAAGGCATTTCGAAAACAAAAGGTGGAGCAGGTGAGACGGTAAAAGTTTTCACTTTAACAGGAGGATTATGATGATAGTAATAACAGATAAAAAAAATGATTCGATCGCATATTTGGCGATTAAACATGATATTGTTGAAAATGGAATAAAAGTGCGAGCTGCCGATGGGTTTGAGTGCATTATTCCGGATAACGGGAGTTTTTTGTTGTTCGATATCGGGGTTGTACCAGAATATGTGAATCCAGGATATTACAAATATACTAAAGATGGAGGGTTTGTAAAAAATCAAGACTATGTACCTTTTATCCCATTGGAGGAAAAAGCAAAACAACTGGAAAATGAACTCCTGAACACAAAACTTGCCATGGTTGAACTGGTGGAACAGCAGCAAGCAGATAAACTAAACAATCAACTGGCGTTAGCCGAAGTCATTGAATCAATAGGTAATTGCGAAATGAAAAAGATTTAGAGCTCAGAGAATTCGGCGGTAAGAAACAGATAGACTTCATGAAGACGGAAGGGAAACGGAACGGCAAAGCAATCAATGTGTTGAAAAAGATGAGAAAA